GCACCGACAACGATTTTACTAAAATCGGTAGACACGTCTTTACATTGTGTTATCATTTGGTCGGCCGATATATCCGGGACACCGTTAGACGCATACCCCGCACCGCCGTACGTCTTGTTAGGGTTACCGCACCAGCCCCACAAAAGACCCTTAATAAGCCCCACACAGTCAAAGAAATATCCGTTACCGTATATCTGTCTTGCCTTATTTAGGTATTTCGTGTTCTTTGAATACTGGTTAATCATTCTTTGCATATTAGCGCCGTTTGCCACTAAGCCGAATGTACCCCACACGTAAGCCGTATTATAATTACGTGCTACGTTTAACGCTTTTTGTGCAAGTTCTTTATTATTCATTCTTAATACCCCCTAATACAGGTTTTACAACGTTGTTTAGTTTCTCGTTTGCACTTAGTTTAGCCTTCAGCTTGTCTAAGGCAATGTCTACCCATTGACTAAAGGTATCAAAAGATATGTACTTAGACAATACCGGGAACGTAGCCAGAAATGCGTTATATACATAGCGTAGCTTTAGGTAACCCGTACCGTCGCCGTAAAGCGTTTCCGCGTCGGCGCATATTGCTACAAGCCATTCTACCACGTCGCCCTTCCATAAAGCCCTAAGCCTAAGCAGTACCCCGGTCACAAGTACCAGAATAACCGCTATAATATCCCAATTTTCCGCTATAAAATTTAATACGTTCATTCTTTTTCACTCCTTTACGGTAGAGGTAACGGCTGTCCGTCCTCTATTTTATTTCCCGTGTCGTCGTTTTTCTTTGTTTCGGTTTTATCATTCGTGATACGCTTAACCAGTAACATTATCAGTTCAGCACCGAAAAAGCCTACGGCTGTACCGTAGACGGCCGCCGGGGATATTTGCGTAAGCTCACATATACGTAAAGACCGTTCTGTAATGTAAACCACATAGGTTAAACAGAATACCACTATAATACGCATAAACAAGCCCTTAAAACGCTTTTTTGTCTTTTTTCGCATAGTATAACACCCCTTACAGGTTTATGTTACCGCTAATAACAGCTGTAACGATAGCGGCAATTACAGCCGCCACGATACCAGATACAATACGGTCAAACCATACAGAAGGCTTATGCTCCAGCGTGTCTATACGGCTTTCGTGGTTTTTTATTGTATCGTCGTGCTGCTTAACCAGCTGTCCGATTTCAGCGGTAAGCTGGGTTAATTTTTGTATTGCTTCGTCGTGTTTTTCAAGGTCGTGCTTGTCACGTGCAAAGCGTTCATCATTTATTTTGTTTGTAGCGTCAAAAACGCCTTTACTTACTGCGTTATCCATAGCTTACTGTCCTTTCTGCTGTCCGCTGTATTCTTCAGCCAGCTTACAGCGTAAATTATAGCTGTTACAATGTTTCATCAGACCATTGTAACTACACATTGTAGCGTTTACCTTATCCGTAGCTATTTGCCCCGTCTTTAACTGCCAATGTTTGTATTTTATATTCGACTTCATTTTTAGGACAGTCGCTTTACGTAGCTTTATATGCGTAGCCCATACGTTATACCCCACAAATTCTATCCCCATATGTATAGGGCGTATGGCGGTTTTTCCGTTAAGGCGTAGCCCTAAGACCGTGTTTACAAACTGTTCCACGCGGTTTTTTATGTCTTTCAAAAGCTCTTTGCTTTCCCCTAATATGATAACGTCGTCCATATACCGTATATAGTAATGTAGGTGCAGCTCATTTTTACAAAACTGGTCCAACTCGTTAAGGTATATATTAGCAAACATTTGACTTGTTAAATTGCCGATAGGTAAACCTACTTTACTGTCGTTAATTTCGTAAGGGTTAGCGGTAAAGCCGTCTATAGTTTCGTTATCCCCGGAATTGATAAGCAGCGTAAGCAAATTTATTAAACGGTCGTCGTCAATTCTACGCTTTAAGATGTCTATAAGTACGTCGCGGTTTATGCTGTAGAAAAACTTTGATATGTCTAATTTTAAGTAATAATAGTTTTTCGGCTTACGGTCTACAGCTCTTAGCCAATACTGTAAACGTTCAACGGCCTTATGTGTGCCTTTGCCCTCTCTACAGCCGTAGCTATGATATATAAACTGCTTGTCGAATAGCGGATATACAATACGGTAAATAGCCCATTGTACAACCCTGTCCCTAAAACATAGTGCTGTTATAAGACGCTGTTTAGGGTCTGTTATTACAAATTGCTTGTATTCGCCTACCCGGTAAGTGTTATTTTGTAGTTCTTCCTGTAGGCTTACTAAGTTATCTTCCAGGTGTGCCGTAAAATCTAAAACGGCTTTACGGTATCGCTTTCCCTTGCGTGCTTCAAGGTACGATACGTAAAGGTTTTCAAACTCGCATACAGCGTTCAATAAGTTCTTAGCCTTTTT